GTAACAGGAACTTCAGATACTTTAGACCCTCAAGACAACCCTTATTCAGCAACAAGTATTGGAACACAGACGCTAGATACTAGTGAGATTATTAATTTCATACCGTTTGACCAAGTTACCAACGAAGAGGTGGTTGCTTGGACACAAGCTGCTATGGGTGAAGAGCAAGTTGCTGCTATTGAAACAGGTATTGCTAGCCAGATAGAATCTTTGATCCATCCGACCACAGTGACACTTACTGTAGGCGAACCAGTTCCGCCAGAACCAATTCCTCCTGTTGAATAACTAAAGACTATTAAAAAATAGTTGTATATTTGTTAAAATAATATTCATAAATTAAATCAAATCAAATGTCAAAGCAATTAAGTAAAGAGCAATTAGAGTTATTACAAGGGTTACAAAACCAGTTCAACCAAATTAAATTTGAGATAGCGGAAACTGAAATTAAAAAAGCGGGGTTATTAACTGTTTTGTCTGAAGTTCAGAAGAAATTCGCAGAACAAGAGCAAATTTTAATGCAAGAGTTTGGTGAAAACGTTGTAATAAACTTACAGACTGGAGATGTCAAAGACCCAGAGCCAGTAGAAGCAGTAGAAACAGATACCCCTTTAGAGGTAGTAAAATAAAGTACAATGGCAAAAATCGGCAACACAGCGGCATACCCTAACATTACAAGTATTGACTCGGCAGATTATTTAATTTTAACTGACAAGGAAAATAATTTAATGACAAAATCCTGTACGATCTCAACACTTACAGATTTTAGTATTGACAGGGGGATAGTTAAATTAATTGCTCCTAATGGCGGAGTATGGAAGCTGTTTGTTAGCGATTTAGGAGTTATAACGACTCAAGTTATCAGCTAAACACAGAAATGGACATAAGAAAAATCTCTATAGGGGCAGATTATAAGTCTGGTGCAATGCATTATATTGTTGGCCAGAATGTTCTTGGGACGTCCTATATAATCCAACATATTATCCATGAAAATGATTCGTATAAAATATGGATCATAAAAGGAGATGAGGTTTTACTATGGAAGGAATTTAAGAATACGCTGCCTATCTCTTTAGAATACAACATAAATTTTTAGTACTTAAATCAAATGCAATCACCTTACAGTTTTATCGTTAAACCGTTAAAGGGGAGACGCTACGATAATATTAAAAAATACGGAGAGGTAGACTTCATTACCAGCACCTCCGAAGAAGACTATAAAGCTTCCAATCGATTCGCTACAGTTGTCGCAATACCAATAAATTATACGGGGCCTATCAAGGTAGGAGGAACACTAGTTGTTCATCATAATGTCTTTAAGTTTTACAATGACATGTATGGGAACAGAAAGAGTGGGAAAAGCTTTTTTCAGGAAGACTTATTTTTTGTGGACATAGAACAGTTCTATTTATACAAAGAAGGAGACACCTGGATCGGGCATGATAAGTATTGCTTTATAAAGCCATTGCTTGTCAAGGAGTCATACCTTAAAAAGAACTCTAAGAACGAACCTCTAAGGGGAACGGTGAGGTATATCAACCAAGAGTTACTAGATAAGGGAGTAAGAATAGGGGATGAGGTTTTATACGAACCAGAATCTGAATATGAATTTACTGTAGACGACGAGAAGTTGTATCGCATGTCTACCGATAGTATAGCGGTGGTATTATAAATCTGATATATATGAGAAACAAAGACAAAAAACCGATTTCTACAGAGTGGAAAGAGAAGTTAGAGAAATTGAAATTAAAGTATAATAGAAATAAAGACCCTGATAAAAAACATCGGAAGAAAGACTATTAATTTATGGATGTAAATAAAATCAAATTACAAATTATTGAGGCTGGCGAAAAAGCGGTCATTCAGTTAATTAGAGTAGCTGAGGAAAAGATCATTAAGTATGGTGAAGATGATGAGCTGGCTCCTGATAAATTAAAGAATGCTGCGGCTACTAAAAAACTTGCTATATTTGATGCGTTTGAGATTCTAAAGAGAATAGAGGAGGAAAAGGACCTGCTAGACGGGGTTGATCATAAAATAAATAATACACCAAAAGGGTTTGCGGAATCAAGATCGAGATAGCTTATACAGGGAACTTATTAATTTAATCCCTAAACACGTTTTAACCATAAAAAACAACGCAAAGGCTTGGCAATATGGTTACAACGAAAAGTATAACTTTGTTGTGATCTCAAAGACCGGAGAGATTGGACAGATACTTCATATCCAAGGCTTAAATGTTGCCCTTCCAAAAATGGATGAAGAGGTCTTTAAGAGGTCTGATAATAAAGAAGAACAATACTGGGAGCCAAAAATACTCCCAAAACCATTAAGTAAGATCAAGTCTATTTTCCAATGGCATGACGCACCTTCGTCTTTTAAAAACCAATGGGTAGACTACATCGAGAAAGAATTTGACTACAGGGAACAGGGATACTGGTTTATGAACAACGGCACGCCGACGTACATCACTGGATCTCATTGGATGTACATCCAACACACTAAGATTGATATTGGTCTTCCTGACTTCAGAGAAGCAAATAGAATATTCTATATACACTGGGAGGCTTGTAAAGCTGACAAAAGAAGTTTCGGTAACTGTTACCTAAAAATTAGACGTTCTGGATTCTCATACATGGGAAGTGAGGAGTGTGCAAATATAGGTACAATCACAAAAGATGCTAGGATTGGTATACTGTCTAAGACGGGAGCCGATGCGAAGAAAATGTTTACGGATAAGGTTGTTCCGATCTCAAACAACTACCCCTTCTTTTTTAAACCCATACAGGATGGTATGGATAAACCTAAAACGGAATTAGCTTATAGGGTTCCAGCCTCTAAGATTACCAAAAAGAATATGTACCTAATCGAAGAGCAGGAACTGGAAGGATTGGATACTACGATTGACTGGAAGAATACGGGAGACAATAGTTATGATGGGGAGAAACTAAAACTACTAGTACATGATGAATGTTATGCTCCTAACACCAAGATATTGATGGAGAATATGTCTTTTTTGGAAATTAAAGATATTGAAATTGGTGACAAGGTGCGTGTTGATGGTGGTTTAGTAAAAACTGTTGTAAAGAAAACAACAGGGGTTACTGATAGATTTTTAGTTAAGCAGCCGTATGGAAAAGATTATATTGTTACTAAGAATCATCGACTGGTTTTAAATGACTATAATAAAGGAGAGGTTATATTGACCCCTGAAGAGTATATTAATAGTTCTAAGTACAGGAAACAACACTTGACAAGAGTCTGTAGTAAAGGTATTGAACTTGAAGATAAGTTTCAAGGACTTCCTCCTATGTATTTAGGTTTGTGGCTAGGCGATGGAAGAAAAAACTCAATGACGATACTTGTCAATAAATATGAGGAGCCTGAAATAATGCACTACATAGGTAGGTTAGCAGAGATATGGAATGTTCCTATTGAATTAAGTCAGAGGCCTGACTGTGAAAGTATTATTGAAGTAAAATTAAAGGGTATAAATAACGAGCTTAAAAAAATAGGAGTATACAAAAATAAACATATCCCTGAAGAATATATGAACTCATCTATAGATTCAAGGCTTCAATTACTTGCGGGTCTTATTGATACAGATGGATATTCACATAAGAAAAAAGGATCAATAGAGATGGGTATGTCTGACGAGAACCTAATCAAACAGATAAGAACACTTAGTTTGTCTTGTGGGTTAAGTTGTAGTAATGTAAAACATAGGTTATCTAATTATGGAACAGATGTGTGGAGGGTGAATATCTCTGGAGATTTATCTAGGATACCGATGCTTACAAAGAAAAAATCATTTGAAGGTTATGTGCCTTGTAGCAGAGGAAGAAGGAATACAGTTGATGTAGAATCATTAGATGTGGGAGAGTATGTTGGTATACAGGTTGATGGGAATAATGACAATGAGAGAAAACTAATATTAGAAGATTTTACGGTTTCTTTAAATTCAGGAAAATGGGAAAGGCCAGATAACATACTAAATAACTGGCGTGTTACAAAGACCTGTTTGCGTTTAGGGAGTAAGGTGATTGGAAAATGTATGATGGGATCAACATCAAATGCATTAGATAAGGGGGGTACTAATTTTAAGAAATTATTCTACGACTCCGATGCAAGTAAGCGGAATTCCAATGGTCAAACAAAAAGTGGCTTATACAATTTGTTTATCCCAATGGAGTGGAACATGGAGGGGTTTATTGACATCTTTGGGATGCCTGTTTTTAGAAGCCCAGACAAGCCAATAAAGGGGATTGATGGAGAGATGATTACTCAGGGAGCAATTAACTACTGGCAGAATGAAGTTGATTCATTAGCTATCGATCCAGACGCGCTGAATGAATTTTATAGACAGTTTCCTAGAACTGAGTCCCATGCGTTTAGAGATGAGAGCAAGCAATCTCTTTTTAATCTTACAAAAATATATCAGCAAATTGACTACAACGACTCGTTAATAATGGGGCAAAATATGACCCAGGGTTCATTTTCTTGGGAGAATGGGATCAAAGATTCTAGGGTTATTTGGTCGCCTGATAAAAGAGGAAGATTTTTTGTAACTTGGTTACCTGAAAGAGCATTGCAAAATAATGTTATTTTAAAAAATGGAAAGAGATATCCAGGAAATGAGCATGTTGGTTCATTTGGATGTGACTCGTATGATATATCGGGCGTAGTTGTTGGTAAAGGATCTAACGGATCTTTACATGGACTTACGAAGTTCAATATGGATAACGCACCAAGTAATGAGTTTTTCTTAGAGTATATCGCTCGTCCTCAAACGGCAGAGATATTTTTCGAGGAAGTGTTAATGGCTTGCGTGTTTTATGGGATGCCTATTTTGTGTGAGAACAATAAACCTCGTTTGTTGTATCATTTAAAAAACAGAGGCTATCGTGGGTTTAGTATAAATCGACCTGATAAGACTTTCAATAAACTGTCAAAAACAGAAAAGGAATTAGGCGGCATACCGAATTCAAGTGAGGATGTAAAGCAATCGCACGCTTCAGCTATAGAGTCATATATAGAAAAGCATGTTGGTTTGGATTTAGCAGGGAATTATAGAGATAGCGATGACATGGGTATAATGTATTTTCAAAAGACATTAGAGGATTGGGCGAAGTTCGATATAAACAATAGAACGAAGTTTGATGCCTCAATTAGTTCCGGGTTGGCGATTATGGCGAACCAGAAACACCTGTATACCCCTGCTCAAGAAAAATCAAAAATAAGCATTAACTTTGCAAGATATGACAATAAGAATTCAGTTAGCCAATTACTTAAATAAATGAAAGACGTAAAAATACAAGTAAATGCATCTGCATTTCCAGATCAATTTGCTTCCGACTCGGTAAAAGATACCGTAGAGTATGGATTACAGATTGGACAAGCAATACAGTACGAATGGTTTAGACGAGACAATGGTTCTTGTCGATTTTATTCACAGTGGGCTGACTTTAATCGCTTAAGATTATATGCTCGTGGGGAGCAATCTATAGGGAAGTATAAAAATGAACTATCTGTCGATGGGGATTTATCGTATTTAAATTTAGACTGGACACCAGTTCCTATTATTCCTAAATTCGTAGACATCGTTGTAAACGGAATGAATGACAGGATGTTTAAGGTGAAGGCTGTTGCTCAGGATGCTCTTTCGGCAGAGAAAAGAAACCAATTTCAAGAGATGGTTGAGGGCGATATGATCGCTAAACCGTTATTAAAACAAATACAAAATGATTTTGGTGTTGATGTATTCCAAACTGAGGAATCAGAATTACCAGAAAACGACCAAGAGCTAGAGCTTTTCATGCAGATGAAGTACAAGCCAGCAATTGAGATAGCAGAAGAGGAAGCGATTGATACGCTATTCTCTGCAAACCATTATAATGACATTCGCAGAAGAATCGATTATGACATCACTACTTTAGGGATGGGGATAGGGAAACATATGTTTCTTCCTGGAGCTGGAGTAAAGGTAGATTATGTAGACCCTGCTAATGTGGTATACAGTTATACGGAGGATCCTTACTTGAAAGATTGCTTTTACTGGGGAGAGGTAAAGACAGTGCCAATTACAGAGCTTATTAAAATTGATCCTACATTAGACAATGAAGACTTAACAGAGATTTCTAAGTACAGCCAGTCATGGTATGACCACTATAACTCTTCACAGTATTACGAAAATAGTATGTTCCATAGGGATACTGCTACATTATTATATTTCAATTACAAAACCACACACACCTTTGTTTACAAGAAAAAGAAAATGTCTGACGGCACTTTCAAGGTTGTAGAGAAGGATGACACTTTTAATCCACCACCAGAAATGATGGAGGAAGGAGAGTATGAAAGAGTAGAGAAAACGATTGACGTTTGGTATGATGGCGTGATGGTGATGGGGACTAATATTATTCTTCAGTGGAAACTGGGTGAGAATATGGTTAGACCAAAATCAGCGAGTCAGTATGCGATGCCTAATTATGTAGCTTGTGCGCCAAAAATGTACAAGGGGCAATTAGAGTCGTTAGTAAAAAGAATGATTCCCTTTGCGGATTTAATTCAAATGACGCACTTAAAGATACAGCAAGTAATTACTCGTGTAGTTCCAGATGGTGTATTTATTGATGCAGATGGCCTAAATGAAATTGATTTAGGAACAGGGAATGCCTACAATCCAGAAGATGCTTTAAGGTTATACTTCCAAACGGGTAGTGTTATCGGTAGAAGTTATACCCAAGATGGTGAGTACAACAATGCGCGAGTTCCAATCACTCAATTAACAGCGAATAGTGGGGCTAGTAAGATGCAAATGCTTATTGGTAACTATAATCACTACTTAGACCAGATAAGGACTGTAACGGGCTTAAATGAAGCTAGGGACGGATCAAGTCCTGACCCTAATTCTTTGGTTGGTGTTCAGAAGTTGGCAGCATTAAACTCTAATGTAGCGACCCGACATATATTAAACGCAAGTTTATATATCACCAGGACTTTGGCGGAATGCTTGTCTATTAGAACGGCTGATATTTTACAGTACGCAGACTTTAAAGATGAGTTTGCGATGCAGATAGGGAAATATAATTTAGGGATACTAGAGGATATTAAAGAGTTGTATTTATATGACTTTGGTATTTTTATAGAAATGGCTCCTGACGAGGAAGAGAAGGCAATGCTGGAACAGAACATCCAGATGGCGTTATCTAAAGGGGATATAAACTTAGAGGACGCTATTGATATTCGAGAGATTTCGAATCTGAAAATGGCGAATCAATTGCTCAAGGTAAAGAGAAAAGCAAAACAGGCAGCGGAGCAGCAGCAGCTAATGCAGCAGCAACAAATGCAGGCTCAGATGCAGATGCAGGCGCAACAGGCTCAGGCTCAGTTAGTGATGCAAACAACGCAAGCAGAGACGCAGTCTAAGATAGCGATCAAAGAAGCAGAGGTAGCTTTTGATATCCAAAAATTACAGATGGAGGCGCAGTTGAAGCAAGAACTAATGCAGACTGAATTTGAGATGCAAATGCAATTAAAAGGAGTTGAACAAAGCAGTATCCAGTCTAGAGAAGACAATAGGGAAAGCGCTAAGAGCAATAGAATTAATCAGCAGTCTACACAGACTTCAAAGATGATTGAGCAGAAGAAAAGGGATTTACCATCTATAAATTTTGAGTCTAATGAGGACAGTTTAGATGGATTTGACCTTGCGGAATTTGACCCAAGATAATTAATAAAATAGTATTAACTTTATAAAAATTAAATCTAATGGAATTTCAAGTTAAAGCGATCGACGGGAATGTCGAAGAAAAATCAAAAGCGCAGGTTGAAGAGACCTTATTAAAAGAGCATGAAGAGCAGTATGAAGATTCAAGTAATAAGGATGATTCTATTGCGAGGATAGATCTTAGGACTAGCGGAAAATCAACTACCGAGGAAAGTTCGGTTGATGAAACAAAACAAAAGGATGGTATTGCTGGAGAAGCAAGAACAGACCTTCAAGAAAATGATATTCTTTCATATATAAAGGATAGATATAACAAGGATATAAATTCTATTGATGAATTGTTTGCGGAAAAAGAGGCAAACGTTGAGTTACCAGAAGATGTGTCTAAGTATTTAAAGTACAAACAGGAAACCGGAAGAGGGATTAATGACTTTTATGAATTACAGAAAGACATTGATAGCTTGGAGGACGATGTTGTACTTGCTAAGTATTATGAGTCGACCGAAGAAGGTTTAGACTTGGATGATATCCAAGATATTATTGAAGACAGGTTTTCATTTGATGAAGACTTAGATGACGAGAAGGATATTAGAAAAATAAAATTAGCAAAAAAACGAGAACTTGCGAAGGCAAAAACCTTCTTAAATGAGCAAAAAGATAAGTATAAAATTCCTCTTGAGTCAAGCGGGGGTGGATTATCTGAAAGCCAAAATGAGGATGTAACTGCCTACAAAAAGTATGTAGAGGATTCAAAAAGTATTACGGAGCAGAATCAAAAGAGGTATAATTTTTTCTTAGATAAAACCGAGTCGGTTTTTAACAGCGAGTTCAAAGGTTTTGAATTTTCAGTTGGTGATAGAAATATTTCTTTTAAGCCAGGCGATGCACAAGAACTTAAAAATATTCAATCTGACGTTAACAATTTCGTTAACAAATTCATGGATAAAGATGGTTTGATTGCGGACGCCAAAGGATATCATAAAGCCTTAGCGGTTGCTATGAATCCGGATAAATTTGCTAAACACTTTTATGAACAGGGAATTGCTTCAGCTATAGACAATGTTTCTAGGAAATCGAAAAACATAAATATGGATGTAAGGCAACAATCGCAAACTGTTTCAAAGAACGGAATTTCGATTAGACCTGTAAATCATAGTGCGGACAACGGACGGGGACTCAAAATTAGAAGTATTAAAAAAAGTTAAAAACCCATAAAAAATGGCAATAAACGCAACCCCAGGATTTGACTTGCAGCCGAGTGCGCAACAGACTCCTTTATCGACAAATTATATTAACAACTTTGATTTCTTAAATCAATATCTTCCAGATGTTTATGAAAAAGAATTCGAGCGTTATGGAAACCGTACAGTAGCATCATTCTTAAGAATGGTAGGCGCTGAGATGCCTTCTAGCTCTGACCTTATCAAATGGGCAGAACAAGGAAGATTACACACGAAGTATCAAGCGGTAACTTCAGCAGCAGCCGCAGCAGCTGATTCAGCTGTGTGGACGATTCCGAACAACTCTACTAACTTTAACCCAGCACTAGGTGGAACATCTAGTCAAGCTGCGCTTAGAGCTGGTCAGACGGTTATGATTTCAGACAATACTGCTAATTCTTCAGCTCAGAATAAAGGTATTATTACAGTAGCTCCAACGGCAGCTAATCCAAACCAAGTAACAATTGCATATTACGAAGCAGCTGGACAGGCGGTAGCGGCAGGAGTTTCTTGTGATATCTTTGTTTATGGTTCTGAATTTGCAAAAGGTGTGAATGGAATGGTAGGTTCTTTAGAATCTAACGATTTCTTCTTCCAAAACAAACCAATCATTATCAAAGACAAGTATTCTGTTTCTGGTTCTGACATGGCTCAAATTGGATGGGTAGAGGTTACTTCTGAAAATGGAGCAAACGGATACTTATGGTATTTGAAATCTCAACACGACACAAGACTTCGTTTTGAAGATTACTTAGAAACAGCGATGATTGAAGCAGTTCCAGCGCAAGCAGCGTCTGGTGCAGCTGATTATTTACAAGGAGTTGGTGCAGGACTTGGTGCTGCAAACGAATCTGGATCTGAAGGAGTTTTCTACGTAGTAGGAAATAGAGGTAACGTGTATGGTGGAGGAAATCCAACAACTTTAGCTCAATTTGACAACATCATCAAGAGACTTGACAAGCAAGGATCGATTGAAGAGAATGTTATTTTCGTAGACAGACAATTCTCATTTGATATTGACGATATGTTAGCAGCACAAAACTCTTACGGAGGAGGTGGTACTTCATATGGTTTATTTGACAATGATAAGGATATGGCTTTAAATTTAGGTTTCACAGGATTCCGTAGAGGTTACGATTTCTACAAGTCTGACTGGAAATACTTAAACGACCCTACTATGAGAGGTGGTATCAATGCTGGTGCAGTAAGCGGACTTTTAGTTCCTGCTGGTTCAACAACAGTATATGACCAAGTCTTAGGTAAAAACGCGAAGAGACCATTCTTACACGTTAGATACAGAGCTTCAGAAACTGAAGACAGACGTTACAAATCTTGGATCACTGGTTCAGCTGGTGGAGCAAGAAATAGCGACTTGGATGCAATGGAAGTGAACTTCCTATCTGAAAGAGCTGTATGTACTTTAGGTGCAAACAACTTCTTCTTATTCCAACAAGCATAGGTAGTAAGTACTAAAGGAGGGGTGGCAATCCGTTACCTCTCCTTTTTATTATAAATCAAATTAAATCTATTATTATGACAACAAAAAAACCAGAATACAAAGCGAAAGCTTATCGTTTAAAAGGAAATAAAGCTCCTTTATCTTACATGTTATCTTCTCGACACTCAGGCCGTTCTCCTTTATTATATTTTGATGAGGAGCAAGGAATTAATCGTCCACTACGTTACGCAAGAAATCAGAAGTCACCTTTTGAAGACGAGCAAGATGGGAATGCTATTTTAGAACCAATTGTTTTTGAAGATGGTATGTTGACGGTAAGTAAAGAAAACCAAATATTACAGAAGTTCTTACACTTACACCCAGCGAATGGGAATGTATTTGAAGAGATAAACAAAGAGCGTGATGCTGCTACAGAATTAGAGCATGTTGAGATGGAGTTAGAGGCTCAGATCGCAGCGAAAGAAATCACCAAAGATATTGTCAAGTTGACTCAGGTATGTCGTGTATTAATGGGTAATGGAGTTGAAAACATGACTTCACCAGAATTAAAACGTGACCTATTAGTGTATGCGAAACATAATCCTGAAGATTTCTTAAACACGATTAATGACCCTTCGTTAGAACTTATGGATGATGTTCATCAATTTTTTAACACTACATTATTAGGATTTAGAAATAATGGTAGGGATGTATATTACAATCTACCGAACAATAAAAAGAAAATGTTAACCATTCCTTTTGGAGAGGATCCTCACTTTATCGTAAGTTCTTTCATGAAGAGTGATGATGGTTTAGAGGTTTACAAGCTTCTAAAGAATAAAATAAAGTAGAATAAATGTAACAATTTATGTGAAGCATCCTAAATAAATTAGGGTGCTTTTTTTTTGCTATCTTTGTAAAAAGATTTTTATTATGCCGATCAATGATGTACGAAATACCGTATTAGCAATAGCTAACAAAAACAATTACGGATACATATCTCCACAGGATTTTAATCTGTATTGTGAACAAGCTCAAATGGATTTGTTTGAGGATTATTTCTATCAATACAATACTCAGATTTTTAAAGAGAACCAAAGGGTGTCTGGAACTGGCTATGCTGATATCACAAAAGGATTGGTAGAGGTTATCGATAGTTTTTCAGCAACACAGACTTTAGTTAATGCGGGTGTTAATTTATTTAACTTACCAGCAAACTACTATTTAATAAATAAGATTAACTACTATCCTACTTCCACAGGAACAGGGACAACTACAGCAGCAGGGTCGTTTACTTTAACAGACTCGACAGCTACGTTTCAAACGACAGGAACTGTTTTAGCAGGGCAGGTAATATCATCTACAGACTCAGCGAGTATAACGGCTGGCCAAAGCGCTTATATTATAAGTGTTGATAGTGAGACTCAGTTAACTTTAACAGCAAATATATTTGGAGCAGTACAAACTATTGGAGACACCTATGTGATTGTATCGGAGTCAAATGTAGTAGAGGTAGAGAGAGTGAATCAGAATAAAATATTTTATTTAAACTCATCTCCATTAACATCTCCGTCAACTGGATACCCTGCGTATGTTTTAGGTAACGCTACGACATCCGCTACAGGAAATATTATAAATGTATACCCACAAACTTTAAAGGCTCCAGGGACGATATATGCGCAGTATGTGCGTTATCCTCTTCCGCCTAAATGGACGTATGCTTTAATAACTTTAGGGGAACCTGTATTTGATCCGTCTCAAGCTGATTACCAAGACTTCGAGTTGCCATTATCTGATGAGCCAACTTTGGTTGCAAAGATATGTCAGTATGTAGGGATTGAAATTAGAGAGGCTGATGTGTATCAGTTTGGAGCAGGAGAAATACAAAAAGAACAACAAACACAAGGATAGATGGCATATATAAATGATTACGCATATTATCAAAATTCAGGAACAACCCCAACAGATGCGAACTGGGGTTCATATCAATACGTTTCTTTAGCTGACATCGTTAATAATTTTATGTTAATGTATCAGGGAAACCATGAATTGATTAACAATATAGAGAGATACCAAATATTATTTCACGCTAAAAGAGGGATACAAGAACTGAATTATGACGCGATGAAGGAGATTAAAATTCTTCAGTTAGATGTAACGCAACAACTTAGATTTATACTTCCTCAAGACTACGTGAACTGGGTAAGAATCTCTGTATTAGAAAATGGAATTCTAAAACCTTTAACGGAAAATATTCAAACAAATTGGTCTTCAGCATATCTTCAGGATAACGATGCAAATATCTTATTTGATCAGGATGGTAACGTTTTAAGACCTCAAGATTCAGAGTTGGATTTAAGTAGAATTACTGGATCTGGAAAGAGTCTTTATTTAAATGCTGGAAATGCATATAGTGGTTCTCAAGGATACTCATACCAAGGGGATTGGTATTTTGACTACTCTGTAGGAAGTCGTTTTGGATTGAATACTGAGACAGCAAATGCAAACCCTACATTTACAATAGACAAGCAGTCGGGAGTTATCAATTTCAGTAACGTGTCCAATGCGGCTTCGATTGTATTAGAATATGTTTCAGATGGAATGGCAGCTGGAGTAGATGGGAATGTCCAATTGAATAAAATGTTTGAAGAATATATTTATGCGTATATTAAGTATTCTATTTTAAATGGGCGGCTATCAGTTCAGGAATATGTAGTTAATAGAGCAAGGAAAGACAAGTCGTCTTTACTAAGAAACGCTAAGATTAGATTAAGTAACATACACCCTGGCAGACTCTTAATGAACTTAAGAGGTCAGAATAAATGGATAAAATAATATGCCAATAATTACAACAAATTTCATTGCAGGTAGGATGAATAAATCAGTGGATGAAAGACTTCTTCCTCCTGGTGAATATATTGATGCATTAAATGTTCGATTAGGCTCAACAGAAACAACTGAGGTAGGCGCTGTAGAAAACTCTAAAGGGAATTTACAGCTGACTACATTGAGATATAATGGAGTTGCCTTAACAACTGCTATTTGTATTGGCGCATATGAAGATGGAGTTAGAGAAACAATTTATTGGTTTATTCACGATGAAGTAGCTTCTGTTGATATGGTTGTTTCTTATAATACCACTACACAAATAATTGCATACCATGTTGTTACCAAAAGTCTTTTAAATTTCAACTCTAAGTATTTGATTACTGGAGTAGATTTGATTGAAGATTTATTGTTCTGGACGGATGATATTAATCCTCCAAGATCTATAAATATTAAAAGAAATTACCCTTTACCAATTAGCAATGTAGACCAAATTATAGAGGAAGATATTAGTGTTATCGTGAAAATCCCAGGATTTGAGAATACTGTCAATGGGAATGTTCCTTTACCGGTTCCTACCATATCATTATTGAATGTCCCTGGAGGGGAGAACTATATTGAGAACAGATTTTTATGTTTCGCTTATAGATATAGATATGAAGATGGACAGTATAGTGCTACTTCATTATTTAGTTTACCAGCTTTTGCGGCAAAACCTTTTAATTTTGACACGAAAAATTACAATAATGCAGGGATGCAGAATCTTTACAATGGAGTTAAAATTCATTTCTCTACAGGTAGCAAGAGGGTAAAAGAAATTGATTTATTATTTAAGGATACTGTATCTAATTCTATTAATGTAATTGAGAGATTTAAAAAAGAAGACTATGGGTGGGCAGATAATACCACTAAGACATATACTTTTACAAATAGCAAAATTTATACTCTTTTAGGTGCGGATGAATTATTACGTCAGTATGACAATGTTCCTAGGTTAGCAAAAGCTCAAACAATTCAAGGTAATCGCTTGATGTATGCTAACTATGTAGATGGTTATAATTTTACAAGAGGAGCTTCAAATGGAGCTGAAATTGCTTTAAATTACACAACGAGTTTAATAAATACACCAATACTATCTCAAGAACTTCCGTTTGCGAATACAGGAACAGGAATTAGTTATACAATTGACCCAGCTGATAGAAAAAGTTATGCAAATAGTAAACTAACCTTTGACTTATCGTCAACAGTAGGTAAATTAAAGAAGGGTTCTTATATCGGATTTTCTTTTAATCTTGAGAATCATGAAACAACAGTAGGTGCTGGTCAATCTAGCAACCCTGCCTGGGGTCCAAATAACCAATTTAAGAATGCTCCTTTTACATTAGATGTAAATATAACTTTAGATGCAGACTATACGTCAACATATGATTTTCTTAGCAGTGCATTATTTCAAAATGCTATAGGAACAATTTTAAATACCAATTTTCTAGAGATGGCAGATGCTGATCAAGGAAATTCATTGACTGATTATTTCAATAATGAATTATCTTCACCATCAACCTCCTATACTTTTACTAAATTTAATAGTAGCCTAACAGATGCAACTCTGCAACAAGGGTTTTTACTTAGTGGAATTTCTCCAGGAGTAAATTCTTTTAGTATACAGACACTTGCAATGCAGTATAAAGAGACTAATAATGTGCCTAATACTGATATTTACGAATATTTTAGATTTGTTAGTGGAGAGGCTGGTTTTAGTACAACTACAGATACAGGTAGTTTACATAGTAATAGGGATTACGAAACAGGAATTGTCTATAGTGATAGCTACGGAAGGTCTTCTACAGTACTAGTATCTGAAAGAAATACTGTTTATGTAGAGCCAGGAAATAGTGATACAAGAAACAGCATACAAGTTGCTGTTAGCTCTCTTGCTCCTTATTGGGCAGAGAGATATAAGTTTGTAGTAAAACCAAGCTTAGGGAATTACGAAACAATATACTCTAACTTTTATTACGTAAGACCTAGTGACAATATGGTGTTCTTTAAATTAGAAGGAGATAATGCGAATAAGGTTGCTAAAGGTCAGACTTTAATAGTAAAAGCAGATGTATCAGGACCATTATCAAGACTAGAAAAAGTAGAGGTCTTAGAAATAGATGCTGAGTCTAGAGATTTTTTAGCTATAGATAGTGAACTAGGAGAAAATTCTAGTCAACTTTCTGGGTTGTATATGCAAATGAAGAATCAAAATTTTGACATTTCTATTTCTGAAGACTCTGTTATAGAATACGGAGACATAGAGAGAAGAAATGATGCGTATGGGTGTACAAATGCTAGAAAAATCGCATATCCTTGTTTTACTCAAGACACTTTAGGTAGTGGGGCAGCTACAACAAATTACACTGTACCAGCTGGATCTACTATTAAAATGAAGGTAACTGCTTTTAGAAATGATACTTATAACGGAGGAGATTGTCAAGAGATCCTTTGGGAATGGGATCAACAATATGTTTCAAACAATGACTACCTTGATTTAAGAAGATGGTGGCTTGGAGATAATATTAATCCTGAGTTAGCAGACCCAGGGAATGTTTCTGATGAAACTCCTGTTACGTTTAACTCGGTTCTTGCTGTTCCTACAGGATCTCCTGGAAGTGATATACTTGATACCAATGGGACCGCTGATAATATTTCGTGTACGTCTTTTGAAGTTAATTTTCAATGGATACAAGCGTCAACACAATTAGCTACAGATCCATTATATCTTGGAGTAGCCTCTGGAATGCATGGGTGTTTTAGACCTTGGCCGCAATCGAATAGAACGGCTGATTTAAAGGTTGAATTAATTGTTCAGAGAACAAATACATTAATGGTTTTTGAAAGCGAACCAATAGATGCAAACGCAGAATTGTACTATGATGCTTCTGAATCTTTTCCAATATCACAACCATCAGGATACCATATGTCTGGAGTAAATTCAGATTTAGGAGATCAAGATCAAACCGCTTCTCAGGACGCTGTGATTAATTTAAATTTCCAAGACTGTTTTACTTTTGGTAATGGAGTTGAAAGTTTTAAAATAAAAGATTCGTTAGCGGGTAGAGCTATGGTCTTAGGACAGAGAGTTTTAGCGGTCTCTAATCAAGATTATAAGGAGGCGGATAGATTTGAAAGTATCACTTATAGTGGTGTTTACAGTAGTAATAGTGGTGTAAACAACCTTAATGAATTTAACTTAGGGTTAGTAAACTTTAAAGATTGTGAAACTTCTTTTGGTCCAATTCAGAAAATGCATCCTCGTGAAACTGATATCTTGGTTTTACAAGAAGATAGAATAACGTATGTATTAGCAGGAAAGAATTTAATTAGTGATAGTACTGGAGGAGGAGTTATTGCTTCAGTTCCACAGGTTTTAGGTACGCAAATAGCACGTATCGAAGAGTTTGGAATTAGTTATAACCCCGAAAGCTTTGTTGCTTGGGGGTACGACATGTATTTCACAGACGTAAAAAGAGGAGCGGTATTAAAACTAAGAGGAACAAGCAGAAATAATGACTCTTTGGAGGTTATTTCTTCTAATGGTATGAGGTCGTGGTTTAGAGATCAATTTTTTGAATCAATACAAACTCAAAAGTTAGGTGGATATGACCCTTATATGAATGAGTATGTGCTTGGAATGAATTGTAACTTTATTCCTTTACCTCCAGAGATTGCAGCTTGTGGATATACACTACAAAGAGATTCGTTAGCAATTGCATCTCCTATTATTACTACCGTAAATTATGGAGGAGTAATTGGACAATGTGATTTTGACTATACAATTCAAAGTGGCTCTATAACCATCTCTGTTTTATGGAATGGCGTAACAACCACAAGTTCAACACTAACAGGAACTGGAACATTTAGTTTTGATAAAACTCTAAATACACCTACGAATGCGATAGTAACAATTACATCTGTATCAATAGCTTCTTTTACATTATCAGCAAATTGTCCTATTCAGAGTAATATAACAGTAGTTAAAGTTGTTCTAAACTCACCTGAAGATTCAGGGGATTTCATACATGTAGAGTATAGCTGGACAGATAGTGTAACTATCAGTCCTATAGACTCGGATTTAGCCTTGTTTGGGAGCAGTAACCTTGTTGGGTCAACATATGATGCTCAGGTTGGAGTTAGGTCGTTAGGAGTCTTCCCTTATGATGGAGTAAACTTAACGATGAGGTCTAATAAAATAGAGTTTGACAATTATGACTGGGGATATCCTAGTGATAATTTCAAGTATTTATCTAGTAATACATTGTATGCTAATAATCAAGCAGATATCGCTTCTTTAATTACGGCATCAACAACCATTGCAAATGGTAGTGTAACAAATCCATCAACAGGATTGTACCAAGCTACTGTTTCAGGATTAAGTTTACCAGCAGGAAATCAGTACTTGTATCTGATATATGACTATAGATTGACAAGTTGTCAGGAGTTCTGTTATGACGCATCTTCAGCTGCTTCAGCTTGCTGTGATTGCTCTGTAACATATACGTCTTATACCAGTAGTACGATACAGCAAAATGCAACTGTTGTCTGTGGACAATCATTAAATACAACTTATTATCATACAGGTAGTAATGCGTTGCCAGTGTATGGAGATTTTGCATATTCCTCTTCAAATGGAACTGTAGGAACAACCTTAGCACAAGGGCTTTATAAAATAAGTGCAACAGATTATATAAGAGTAAATCAATTCGGGCTAGTTACAGCAGTAACTACTTGTTAATAAATTAATTATAAATGGGAGCATTAGGAACATATTGTTTTGATGGATTAAATTTTGCACAAGCAACAACTTTATATACGAATAGTACCTTATCTGTATTAGCTGCGGATGGGTACTACTCTCAAGGAGGTATTGTTAGACAGCAGTTATCAGGTGTGCTATTAAATGCACAGGCCTGTGGAACGTGTGAGGTTGCCTGTGGAAACGGGATAAGTGTATCAATAAGTGCTAATGGATTTTTTGATGTTAATTTTGATGTAGCTAGTACAACAGGAGCTATTGTTCTATATTTTTATATGGGAAGTAGTATTGCTGATGGTGTTCTTGCTAATTATAATTCAACAAACTATAATCGTTTAACAGCGAAAGGAAATGATGGAACTACATTAGTAGATGGAAGTGGAACTGCTGTTGATTACTCTGGGATAAATAATCAGGGAACAGGAGACCCAACATATGTAGGTAGTGATTCAGCTAATATTATAATACCATACACAAATACAAGTGTAACTCCTGGAGTCTGTGTTGTTGGAGACGCTCCAGAGAACTACAGTTATACAGGTGGATCTTATGTAGCACAAGGGACATTATATCCTTTAACAGTTACTAATGCTATGTGTGGAAGAGCATTGTTTGGAAGTCCAGTATTTACAATGGTGGTTCCTAAGTCAACGGCAAGTCCAACAACAATGAATCTAAAAGTATCAGCTCCTTATTGTGGAACATTTTTCGCATATGAGATAGACTGTCCAGCGGCTTTACCAGGTTTTTCTTCATCTATACCTCAAAACGATGCAGTATGTAATACAGCTCAAGGCCAAACTTATTATTTTGTAAGAAACGCATCAGGGACATCTACTCCTTTTACGGTAGATGTAAATACTATTCCAGAGGTAGGGAACTTTGTTTTTACAGATGCAAATGGTTCTACATATTTAAATGATAGTGGAACTATAAAGTATATTATAAATGGAACGACAGCTTTAGGAATAAGAAATGGAGTCGTAATTTCTTCAGTAGCATGCACATCTGCTCCTTTAGGTCACTTAATGAGTGATTCAATTAGCACATCTAGTGGAGCTTGTTCATTACCTGGAACTCCTACAACAACAGTATATAGTAGTTCTTTTACGGTTGGAGGTTTTGTATACTTAAATTCTGCTCTAAGCACAATATTTGTTGGGGATAGTGGTTGGTATCATATTTCATATTTTCATTCTGTTTATCAGATAAATTCTTTTGGAGAAATTCTAGATCTTCTTGATTGTTTTGCGTTATTATATACCATTGACCAGTGTGATACAGCTTTAGTTTATACTGTTGAAAACGACTTTACATTTTCATTAAATGATGTTGTTCAGTTTCAAGTTGGAACCCCAGGGTCAGGAGCTATATACTGTGGAACAGTAACTAATCTAAATTCATCAGGAACTGCAAATGCTACTTTGTATAGCGCTCAAACATATACTTGTGGAGATGCAGTACATTGTGCAACATAATAAATAAATAAATAAAACAATGGCTTTAAATTGTGTAAATAGTACAGTATCATATAGCGATGCAGCGAAGGGCTTCCCTTCGTTCTATAGCTACCATCCAGAGTATATGATAGGAATGAATAGTTTCTTTTATAGCTTCAAGGGCGGTAACTTATGGAGGCATAATACAAATACTATACGTAATAATTTTTATGGGGATCAGTACGATACTACTATAACAAGCGTGTTTAATGCAGAGCCAACGCAGAGTATAAAGTTGTTCAAGACTTTATCCTATGAGTCTACAACAACAGCAGACAATACAATTGAGGCAGCTTGGGAGTGTGTGGCTTTAAGTACAGATTTGACGGATGGAAATCCAGGGGCAATGCTAGAAACTTATTTCGTTCAAAAAGAAGGAGAGTGGTTTAGCTACCTTAGAACAAATGAGGGTACCTTGAACTGGAAAGAAAGATCCGCAAATGGTATCGGGACTTGTATTGGGATTACAGGAAGTGGAGCTACCGTTCTTTTAGAGTTTTCTGTTTCTATTGGTACAATTATTAGTATTGGTGATGCGGTTTATAGCGTCACTTTAAATGGAGGGGTTGCCACAACTACTCCTATTCTAAGCGGTACTATTGTAGCAGTAAAGCAATCGACAACAGGGGGTAATTTAAAGACCATCACAATAAATACAACAATCACTGGGGCTATGCTTCCTAGTGTGGGACAGTATATTATGTTTATAAAGAACTCAGTTGCTGAGTCTCATGGAGCAAGGGGATATTACTTAGAATTTAAGTTAAGTAACAATTCAACAAGCCCTGTAGAATTGTTTTCTGTCGGCAGTAGTGTGATGAAAAGTAATCCATAGAAAATCTGTATATTTGTGATATGAATTTACAGATAAGAGCTTTAAAAGAAGACGACTACGAAGATATTCTATGTAAATGGTGGAGAGAGTGGAGATGGACACCTCCAGAAAAAGATTTTTTACCTGATGATGGTAAAGGAGGTTTTATAGTTTATGATAAAGATATTCCTGTTTGCGCAGGATATATTTATATTACAAATTCAAAAGTTGGTTGGTGTGATTGGATCATATCCAACTTTAAATACAAAGATAAATTAAAAAGAAAAGAAGCATTAGATGTTCTGATAGGTACACTAACTAATACCTTAAAGATAAGTGGATGTAAATATTCTTATGCTTTAATAAAATCAAAATCCTTAATAAGTCATTATGTTGATAATGGATATATCGAAGGGGATAGTTATAACAAAGAAATGATTAAAATATTATAATATGGCAGTAGCAACAGCAACAGCAATCGCAGCAGGAATAGGTGCAGCAACAGGGTTAGCCTCAATGGGAATGAGTTTTAGCCAGGCTGCGGCAGCTGCTGACGCTGAATCAAAAGCATTGGCAGCGTCTGAAAAATTAATGGAGGAGGCTAAAAAACAAGCAGAAATTGAGTACTTACAAAAATTAAATGTCCCTTTAGATGGCTATGACGAAGAAACTCGTGCAAACTTACAGGCTCAACAACAAAGCATTCAGGCTTTACAGGAAGGTGATCCTCGTAACTTAGCGGCGGGTGTTGGCACTGTAGGGGCGGCGGCTACTTTAACAAATGAACAAATTCGTATTGACAAAAATAAAGAGTTATTTGATTTAGAAAAAGCACAAGTTTTAGAACAACAGGCTATTGGCGCAGACTTAAAAGATATGTCTGTGGGTGCTGCTGCGGATCAGCAGCAAATTTCTCGTGATGCGGCTGAAGCAAAAGCAGTAGCTCAACAAAATGCGATGGCTGGTCTTGGTCAAGCAGCATCCTCAGCAGCGTCATTTTTCCCTTTATATGCGAAGTCAAGAGAAGATAAAGATATAGGAAAAGCTTTAGCAATGACAAAAACTAATTCATCTGATGCTTACAGCGCGATGAGAACATCAACTAAAAATGAGTATGGTAACCCTGATCTTTTTGCAAAATCAGTAACAGCCAATGATCTTCCTGGTCAAGAGAAGTATAAACCAATGGTGTCAGGCATCTCTCAGATGAGTGATCCTCAGTTCAGGGCTGAAGTTGCAGCGATGAATCTAACGCCAGAACAACTAAAATATGCCGTAAAAAATGGATTTAAAATTGTAAATGGTAGGTTATCAATATAAATATTATGGCAGAAGAAAGAAACATACCACAGGGAGCTAACAAGTATTCTATTTACGCTCAGAGAAATGTAGAAAGTACTCAAGTAGATTGGTCTAAAATTGCTAGCACTTTAACCAAAGGTGCTGAGGCAATTAGAGACGATAGGCAAAAACAAAAAGATGCTTTAGATGAGGCTACTCAGTCCTCTATGGATCAACTAAGTAAGGTTGAAGATGTAAACAATCAAGATGCCGCAAGTTTATTGATAAATGGATCAAACATGTCTACTGAAGCTTTAAGAGTACAATCGAATATGTTAAAGCGTGGTTTGATAAAACCAAAAGATTTTAAATTATTCATGCAGCAGCAAAAGAATGGATACTCTAATTTAAGTACTGCTGTAAAAGGTTGGGATAAATGGGCTACTCAAGCAATGGCTAGATTAGCTATTTTAAAAACAACTAATGCTCCTGAAGCAAGTGAGTTTGAGATTGAATTAAACAAGCATATTGAAGGTTTAGGTAATTTAAAAAACAAAAAACTCTGGAGTAATCCTATAAATGGACAAATGCATTTAGTTACTATGGGTAAAGATAAGGATGGTATATATAGCATTATGCCTGACTATGAAACTCAAAAAGAGAAGTTTCAGAATCCAAATACTATGAATAACTTGATGAATTTTAAGTTAGATAGATTTGATTTAAAAAATGCAACAAAAAGAGTTACTGAGCAAATTGGGGTAATGATAAATGCTGTTAAAAAAAGAGCTGGTGCGATATCGGGTGGAGGTGAAGTTGTTACTCAGGAAAGTTTTAAAAAATACGGGAACTTTGGGGAAGAAGACGATGGTACACAAAAAACATTTGAGGGATGGCTAAAGACAGAGGTTGATGCTGTTGTTGGACCTGCTATCTCAGGAGAAATGGTTTCTAATAACACAAATGCAGGGTCAATTTTACTAGAAAGAGGGTATCACTATGCTCAAACATTAACTGAATTTGAAGAAAGATACCCTGGAGTTGATAAAAAGTATTTTATAGAATACAATATCACCTCTGATAGAGGTCCTGTGATGAAGCTTACAGCAGATCAGCAAAAAGCAGCAAGGAATATAGTTAGTAATCAAATTGAGTCTCAAATAAATGATAAAACAACGATTACTGGTGGTTATAGTCCACAACAAAAACAACAAGAAACTGCATATGAAGGTAGATTAAGAGAAGAACAAGAGGCTTCTATTAGTGTTATGGACGATGTCAACTCTTTGGTTTCTGATGACGCAGATAAGTTTGAGGTTACCGCAAAAGATGTTGTTATAAGAACAAATAAAGCAGCAGGTGGCGACAAGGATCAAATGATTGATAATATTGAACGTACAGACAATCAAATTGTTATTACATACCAAAATAATAGACAGGAAAAAATAGAGAGATTAAATTCTGATGGTACTATTAGAGATGCTGAAGAGCAATCTCAGGCTTTATGGAGAGTTATCACAAATGAAAAAGGTACTTTTAAAAAGACAGCTGCATTATATAGAAAAGAACAAGGTGGTGGTTTTAGACAGTCAGGAAGAGAGGCAACTAGTGTAGAGAAGAGAGTATTCTTGTCTAACAAGAAAGCAATTTCATCCTTAAAAGACCAGAAAATATTACCTCCAGAAGCAACTATTCAAGATAAAGCGGGGAAGGATATTACAAATCCAAACTTTAAAGCGGATACAAAGATATATGAAGGTAAATTAGCTAAAGAAGTTCTTGCCCAAGATAAAACATTAACTAATAACGAGGTCGAAACATTAGAGATGACAGTTCTAGCAGGTGAAAATGCTCAAAAATACTCTTCATTAGCTCCCTTACCTTCAATAAAAAGTAAGTCAGAGTCTAATTTAATAAGTGTAATAGACGAGGATGGTAATTTATCTGGATTAGAGAGTGGATCTGCTGCTATTAAAAGAGAGATAGGTGATGCAATAAATATAGGTTATGGTGAGAATGTTTCTGAAATGGCAGCTATTTCTTCTAAAGTATTTTCTGCTTACTTGCCAAAAGAGTTAAGAAATAAAGCAGATATGACTTTTCATGAAGTAACTCAAAAAGATATTAATGAGAACAAAGAGATGTATAAAGGAATAAAAGCAGGAAGTTATGTTGTAAAAGCATCTTATAGAGACCAGCAGGATAAAACTCAAACTATTGTAAAAGCAATTAAAACAGCAGCAACTGATAGCGGAACAACTTCTGGGCAATTGAATAATATAATTCATGAAATGGCAGACATGGTTTCTAAGGTAGAGAATAATAAAAGGGACAATAGAGGGCAAAAAGGAGTAGCAAAAAAAACAAGTAAAATAAAATTTAACGGATAACAGTAATGGATAAATTTATAGAGTTATATAATTATTTAGTAAAGGAGGGTCTTACTGATTTATCTCAAGAAAACTTTGCATCAGCATATGCTTCAGGTACTTCTCAAAATGTTGAGCTATATTCTTATTTAAAAGATCAGGGTATGACTGATCTAGATAATAATGGGTTTAATGCTGCTTACTTCCCTGAAAAAAAAAATCCAAGCGAGAGTATTCCTGGAAATGGGGAGGAGATCATTACGGACTCTTCTACACAAACTCCAGGGGTTCCATATACTTCTTTGGATGCTTCCAAAACAGAGGTTAACGCGAGTGTAATAAAACAAGATCCAATTATTGCACCAGAAGACCAGATTACAGAAAACCCTGCTTACGATCCTCGTGAGCAAGGGAAGGATTTTGATAACGAAATCACTTACGATAGAAATGCCACTCAGTTTGACAAGTCATTAGCTTTTATTACTCCAGACTTAATTGATCGAGAGGAAGAAGAGGTAGTTGCTAGAATGAATTATCATTTTGAGGATTACGGGTTTACTTTTGAGGAAGATGGAGATGGTGTATTTGATGGTGTAGACTCTATGCAGGTTACTGCGGAAAATGGAGAGAAACTTTCGGTAAACTTAGACCCTATTTTTGGAGATATTTTTGGAGGAGAATCAGGTCCCGCAAAAGAATTAAGAGACTTTTTAAAAAATAACAGAAAAACAGACACCCAAATGGCTGAAAAGTTTTCTGATTATGATAAAAATAGAAAAAAATACTTTAGTGCAGAGGCCACTAAAGAAGATATAGGTGATGTAAAAATAAAAGCTGAAGCTATAAATGTTAGATACGAGACTTACCTACAGAGAAATTCACTTCATGAACAAGCAATGGAGACAATGCTATCTGAAGATAAATCTGTAAGAGCAACTCCAGAGTGGCAGCTAAAATATCAAAATCAATTAGCGATAGGTAAAAGATTGGCGCAGATTAAGAATCGTGTGATTAAGGACTATAAAGAGTATGATAGTTTTAAGTCACAAGTAAATCAATCTGTAGGAAATTACTATGCAATGAAAGTAAAGGAGGCTGAAGACCAGCCAATTGCTACTTATCTTGGAGGATTTGTGAATGATGTTTTAGGTCCAGGTGTTAGTGAGGTATTGGCATCTGCATACGGAACTGGAGTTGATGCTTTTTATAAAGTAGCCCAAGCCATTGATGAGGATTTCGGGATGACTCCTGAAGAAAAAAAAGCACGAGAAATTGAGGTTGCTAAAGGAATTGGTTACTCTATTCCTGAAAATATAGAAGACCCAGAGGTATATAAGAAATGGCTAAAAGGTTTAGATGGTGAATCTATTGATGATCGAAAACCTGTTGATGGAAAGTTATCTGTTTTTGGATACCCTAAAGAAATACTAGACCAGTTAAAAAAAGATGGATATGACCCTGATAAAAGGGATGATTTTGGTAAAATATGGATGCCTGAAGGTGGCGTATTAGGTAAAGGCTCGTATGAATTACCTCCTGATTATGTAAATGACAAAACTAGAGGTCAGAGATTAAGGAGAATAGTATTAGACCAAGAGGTTAAGGAGCATAAAAACCCACAAAAAGAATCTATAAAAAAATACTGGAACGAAGCTTTATCAATCGATTCTATTTCAGATGAAGGCTATGCGAAGCAACAACAAGATTCCCCTATTTTACTAGGTGGTCTTAGTGGTTTGGCAAAATCTATACCTTCTATGGCTGCGGCATTACTGTCAAGAGGAAAGATTAAACCAGCAGCAGGAATTACTGGAGGAGCAAGAAACTTTATGGCTAAAGCTTTAGGTTTAACTACAAAAGGAGCGATAGCACAGACTGCATCATTCTCTTTATTAGCTGCTGAAGCGATGAATGTTGAAATGAATAATGATCCCGATTTTAAATATATAACAGAAAATGAGCGCAAGAAGATTGTGTTACCATTAGCTGTAACAGTTGGTGTTCTAGAGAGATTTGGTTTAAGAAATGTTGTTGGAAGTAAAACAATGATGACTGGTTTAATGAATCAAGTCACTAAGTTAATCCCTAGTGGTTTAAAAACAGGGGCTGCGGCAGTTGTTTATAAAGCAACATTAGAAAAAGTTATTAAAAGTAATTTAGCTAAGGGTATGTATACCAATAAAGCTATTATTGCTGCAACGAAAATAGCTAAAGGGGCATTAGCTGAGGCTGAAACTGGAGGACTACAGCAGATTGCTGAGATGGGATACAAGGATGTATGGAATAGCATGTATGAAAAGAAAATGTTTGACCAACCTGAGATGTGGGGTAAAGAATTTTGGGGAGAAGTTGGGCATGCTGCTGCGGCTGAGGCTGTAGGTGGATTTGTAATGAGTGTTCCTGGAGCTATTGCTGGTGCTTATAAAGATGGAGCAACAGACCTTATTTCTGATGAGGTTTTAGAGATGTTTGATGGTATTAGATCTGATCCAATTACTGTAGAGGCTTATAAAACTAGATTAGATTTAGAGGTTTCTAGAGGAGATAAAACAAGAAAAGAGGCTGATGCTGAGTTTCTTCAATTCAGTACCTTATCAGCAGCGTCTGAAAGCGTTCCGCCAGATTTAGATACTAGTAAAAGAAAAAAAGCTTTAGGGTTAGTTCTTGAGAGAGATAATCTTCTTGTTGAAATGGCAAGTATTGATAAAGATTTAGGTGCTTATAAAGAAAAAGAGTCTAGGGTCAATGAGATTAAGGAAGAATTAAATGTAATACATAAAACTCAGGCAGAATCAAATGCAAATTTTGATAAAGAATCTAGAGAGGTTAAAGATTTTACTAACGAAACTAAAACAGAAGAAAATGCCATACAAGAGCAAAGCACAACAGGCCTGGATGCACAAGAATCTACCGGAAGTAGCAAAGCGGTGGGACAAGGAGCAACCAACAATGTGGTTACCAACGAGAGTGAAGTCCAAGGTAAAACTCAAAACAGGGAGGAGACTCAGGAGGAAGTAACTAAAGAAGAACAAGATGATATAGATGCTTTTTTCGGAGAGGATGTGGTTGACTCTGTAGAAACTTCTTCAGATAATTTATCTATAAACCGTAGCAAAAATAAGGGTAAGACTAGTTTAGAAAACACTTCTTTAGCTACAGCAGTAATTAGAAAAGCTAAGAAAGCGGCACGAGCTATTGCTAAAATTGCACCTAATGTAAAAATTGTATTACACGAGAGTGAGTCTGATTTTAAAAAACATACGGGAAAGGATGGAGCAGGATATTACAATCCCGGAAGTAAAGTTATTCACGTAAACTTATCTAAAGCAAAAGGAAGTACAGTAGCTCACGAGGTTTTTCACGCAGTCTTTTTAGATAAAATAGCTGGTGGAGATGTTGAGGCAGCTTTAGCGGCTAAGAGGTTGATAAGTGCTGTTAGGAAAACACTGCCAAAAGAATCTATACTTGCTCAAAGAATAGATAATTTTTCTAAAAATTACGACAAGAATATTCAAAATGAAGAGAAATTAGCTGAGTTATTTGGACTAATGGCTTCTGAATATAAAACGTTAAAGGCTCCGGCTAAAAATAAGATAGTTGATTTCATTAGAAAGATGGCTAAGAAATTAGGATTTGAAATACCAGGAGGGTTAGGTAAAACTGATCAGTCTGTAATTGACTTCCTTAATACCTTTTCTGAAAAAGTTAGAACAGGAACTGAGGTTACTGAAGGAGATGTGGCTGTATTAAGTCAAATAAATGAATCAATAAATGTAGAACCTGGAACTGTAATTGAAGAGGCTGATGGAAATATTCCGGATAATATCGAGGATGATGGACCAGCTATTGACTTTAAGGAGGGGAGAGAACAGCAAATTAATAGAGGTGGTATTGATTTGAAATCAATAAAACGTGGTTCTATTAATGAATTAAGTGGAACAAATGCATTTGTTTTTGCAGCGGATCAAGCAACTTATGGGGAGACTCAGTCTCCATCTGGAAATAGATTTATGTTTAATGGTGGGTATTTATATCCTTACGGAGCAGAATCTCAAGGAAGTGAGGCTGCGTGGGTGTTCGCTACAGAGGTTGCCGCAAATAAAGTATTGACAAAAGTAAATGAGAGTGATGGTGTTGGTCTTGTGATGTCTCAAGCTAAAAACGGAATTACTGGAAACCTACAATTTTTAGAGTATATAAATAGCGAGATTAATTATGCGATAGAAAAAGGTGCTTCTCCAAAAGAAATGATTGCGTATATAAATACAAAATTAAAATTAACTAAAGTTGCAAATGGATTAAGTAAAAAAGGATTGCCATCTCAGATAAATAGTTTAGAAGAGTTGAGTGATATAATGACTCCATTAAACTTCGAACAAAGAGGTGAGTTTACGGAAAAGTTTCTTAGTAAAGATTCTTACGCTAAGTTTAATATTTCTCCATTTTTTCCTTTAAAAACTGTTCCTACAAGTGTATCAGATGTAGTTAATGACTCAACTTTATCTAAGATTGATTACGGAGATATTATTTCTGCAATTCAATTTGAGAAAAATGGTAAACCTTTTAAATTAAGTAAAGGTGAGCCGGGTTATCATCCAGCATATCCTTGGGCAATTCCTGGTAAAGGACTTATGGTTTTTGATAAAGGTGTTGATGTTAGGAAAGTGTATCCTAAATCGAAACCAAAATCGAAGGAAGCTAACCAAACTCCATTAGGAGAAAGAACAAAACCAGCTGCTGCAAGATCTGCAATGGGTGCGCAGTTTACAGCTAAAGTCCCTGAGAATATAACACCTGAAGGAGAACGTACTATTAGAGAACAAAAAACCATTAAAAATGATGAAAAACCTAAAACAAAAGAAGGAAACAGAAAGTTCAATGACCCACTACAGGACGCAACAACAATTGCGAATAGAGTTGCAGAAAGAACGGGAATTGATTATGAAGAAGCTACAAGAATAACTAGCTTAGATATTAATAGGGCTAGAAAGATTGCTCAAATCTTTGAGGAAGGTAAATCTGATCCGAATAATAAAGAAGTAAAGGAGTCTTACGAAGCTTTAATAGATGAAACCATCGTACAATATGAAGAGATATTAAAAGGTGGGTATTTGGTTGAGGTAAATAATGATGAGCCTTATTTGAATTCTAACAAAATGATTCAAGATTTGCGAGAAAATAAAAGTATGAAAATATTTTCTACAGAAGCAGGTTTTGGTGAGGGAAAAATAACTGATGCAGAAAGAGCAGCAAATCCATTGTTAGCGAAAACAAAATTCAAAGATAAAAATGGAGTTCCATTATTAGCGAACGATGTATTTAGATTTGTTCACGATTTCTTTGGACACTCTAAGATGGGTAATGGCTTTGGTCCTATAGGGGAGGAAAATGCATGGAACGTACACTCAAGAATGTATACTCCACTAGCAAGAAAAGCAATGACTACAGAAACTAGAGGTCAAAACTCTTGGGTGAATTTCTCAGGGGTTAATCAGAAGGCTTTTAAATTAAGAGACCAAGCTAGAAAACTTAGAGAGGCAGGTAGGTATAAAGAGGCGTTAGTGATAGTAGATGAGGCTTATGCTTTAATGCGTTTTGCAGACCAAAAAGTAATGTTATTACCTGAAGTTTACACAAAAACAGACTCTGAAGTTTCAGAAGGTAGAGAGCAAAGAGTTGATACTGTTCAGGGTATTCTATCATACTATAACGCTAGTGAAGCTGGGTTTATTAATAAGATGGTTAATATCAGTAACTTAAGAAGAGATGTTCGTAAATTGAATAAAGGGTATACGATACAGCAATCTAAGTTTGATTCATATGGTAGAGGTGGTGGATACACCATTAGAACTGCTCGTAATTCAATAGTTAAAAAAACTGGAGATAATAGACAAGGGAGACAGCAAAAAATGGACAATGAAAATGACTTATTAAGAGTGATTATTGTTGGTAGAGAAGAGGCTGGATTTAGTGATGGAGCAATTAAAGATTACTTACAGAGACGTAAAAGAACTGTAGATGGAAAAACAGTTAAAGCTTATACCGGAAAAGAAATAAATGCGGCATTTGATTTATTGAAAAGTGAGGCTTTTGACTCGTATATGTTTAACGAGTACCCAACAAGTTTTAATAATTTAACTGGTGGATTTATCGAAGGATTAAGGTTACTAAAAAAAGTAGATACATTCTATAAGAAATTAGTTGATAAAAATAATATAGTTAAGAAGAGGTTAGAAAAGGGAATAAAAACAAAAGAGGTTGCCTTAACTGAAGAGCAAATTAATTTAGAGGTCCTAGATTTTTTCATGAATCAGTCAGAGTATACTGGTCAAGGAGTTAAAGGTAGTAGACAAACGTCTCAGCAGTTAGCGATGGAGAAAGATATGCTTGATTTGTTATTACCAGATCCTTTAAAAGCGAATCCAAAAAGAATCGCTGCTATAAATAAAAGGATACGTGAGATTAAATTTGATGAGAAAAATCTAAAAGGAGTTCAGAGAGCTTTGAGAAACTATATTCGTATGGTTCTTCCAAGAGATTTGTATACCAAAAAAGAAATAACAGCTTTAATTGATAAAGTAAATAGAGTAAATAAGGATAATTTCAATTCAGTAAAAGATGAGGTCTTTAAAATTGTAACTGAAAAAACAAACACCTCTTTATCTAATTCTTTATTTGATATGTTAGATAAAAGCTACACTACAATAAAAAGTGGTAGGCTAAAAGGTGTTAAGATTGATAACAATACTCGTCAGAAATTAGACCGTATCAAATCTATGCTAGTAAGTTCTAACTCTACAAGTGATGAAATAAATGCTGCTAATGAAAAATTATTAAAAGCAATAGAGGCATTATCTAAAGAAGAGATAGTAGATAAAAAAGACTCTACTAAAAAAATCATTCAGAATAAAACTGATATGTCTAAGAACGACATTAGTTTGATTGCGGAAATTGGTTTAGCTATGCAAGTGAACCAGTCGTTTGCTCAGGAAATGAATGACCCTAATAAAACCACACAGTTATCTTCAGTTTTAAATAGCTTGAGACAGATAGAAAATTCAGGTAAAGCAGATCTTGAGTATATTTTATTGAAAAAAGCAATTGGTTATAGAGAAAATGAGAGAGCTGTATTGAGAGATATGACAGGTATTGATTACGATGCTAGACAGTCATTGATTGATAAGGGATTTGCTGAAGAGGATATTACTGAGTACATGGTTAATAAAGAATTTTCAGCAATGAAAAAAGATATTAGTATAGACGCTAAAAACGCTGGTGGTTTAAAAGCGAAGAGTGTAGTTAAAAGATTCGGAGCCTCTATAAGAAACTTAGGTAGAAGTATTGAGCAAGGTGTATTTGGAACGGCAGAAGATATGACCGGGTTGATTGATAGAATATCGACACAACCTGGAGAAATATTTGAAGGCGTAACGGATCAGATTGTTTCTAAAGAAATCCGTAAATCTTCTAGAGTATTTAAAGGTCGTATGTTGAACCAACAGTTGGTGTTCTCTGAGAAGATGACTGAATTGTTTGGTAAGAAATGGACCAAACAGAACAGAAAAAACTCTCAGATAAATGAAACGATTGTTATAAGTGAGGCTAAAAATAGTGTACTACAAGGTCAATTAAAAGAGGTTGAGGGTAATAAAGAGTTGTCAAAAGGGGAGAGAAATGCGAAGATAGAAGAGATTCAAAAATTGATTGACATGAATACGATGAACATCAGTCAGAATCAATTAATGTATTACTACTCTCAAATGCAAGACCCATCTCTAAAGGCGAGTATGATAAATACATTTGATGCAACTAGGCTTGGTAGTTTGGAGTTTAAAAATGAATTTGAAAGCCGTATTAAAAATCTAATTGAAGAGAAATTAGATGATAGGTTGATTGAATTTTCTAAGTGGATGATAGAGGACTATTACCCATCTGTATATGACCACTATAACGAAACCTATAAAGAAATTTATAGAACTGACATGCCATGGAATCAATTCTATGCTGGTAGAGTTTATAGAGAAAGTGCAGAAGACTCTGAGGGATTAGATTTATTAGCTGGTAGTCAGTCGTGGATAACAAATATTGCTGCTGCTAGTTCTAAGGCTAGGATACAGAACACAAACGCTATTGAAAAAATAGATGGTATTGATGCGCTGTTAAACTATACGAAGGACATGGAATATTTTGCGGCATATGCTGTTTCAATTAACAATATTGATAAAATATTTTCTTCACCAGCAGTAAAGGAAACGATTAACAATAAGTTTGGAGAGCAGATTTGGAAATACATAAATGATTCTATAACTAAAATTGCAAACAAAGGTGTTCAGGCGCAGAGGTCTACTCAGATTATAAATACATTTAATAATACATTTTTATTATCTCGTTTAGGATTGAACCCAACACTTATCTTAAAGCAGATGACTTCGTTTGTTACTTATGGTAACGATATAGGTTACCTGAACTGGGTGAAAAATGCGGCAATGAGTACTACTCAGGCTCGTACTTTGGTAAAAGAAGTTATGGAAAACTCTGTAGTTCTTCAAGATAGATATGGTCAGACTATAGCGAGAACAGTTGAGAATTATGCTGACGAGAAATTCGAGAAATTGAATGGAGGTTTAATGGAGAAGTTTGGTTTAGGATCTGAGAAAATCGATAAGATTACCAAGATGCTAATGTGGACTACCATGACTGGGGATAAGGGCGCTATTTTGATTGGTGGTGTACCAAACTACTTACACTACAAAAATGAGTTTAAGAAGAAAAATCCGTCTGCTACAGATCAGGAGGTAATTGATTATGCAATCGTGAAATTTGAGGCTGATACTTTAAGAACTCAGCAGTCATATGACTTGCAGGATAAAGATTATTTCCAAACAAAAGGACCTATAACAAGAGCCTTTAATATGTTCTTAACCACACCAAAACAATATTTACGTAGAGAAATTATAGCTTCACGTAATATGTATCGTATCATAAAGAGTGGTGGTAAAGAAGGAAAGGGTACTGTAAATGATGATGGTTCGTTAAACTACTGGAGAAGCTTAGGTAAAAGCGCAAGGTCTATGGCGGTTTACCATGTAGTGATGCCAGTACTGTTTCAGTGGGTTTCTCAAGGACTTCCAGGATTAGCAAGAGGATTTGATGATAAGGACAAAGAAGAGCTTGGAATGGCTGCTATATTAGGGAATTTAAATGCGCTGTTTATCTTAGGTAAGGTTGCGGAAACAATAAAGGATGTTACACTAGGAAATCCTTGGGTTGGAACTCCGTCTACTATACCAGTTTTAGGGCAGACAGCTTTATTAGGTAAGTTGTATACAGACATGGCAAGAACCAAAGGGTCTGTGAAGAAGGCTGAGAAAATGAATAAGTTTATGGCAGAGGCGATTGCTGTGACTGGTATTCCAGCACCTCAACTTAGAAAGTTTATGAAGAACTGGGGTACTATTGACGACTCTAAATCATTTGGAGAGTTTGTTTTAAAACTTTTTAATTTCTCAGACTATGCTCAAGGAAAACGTAAAGGCAATAAGTCTCCAGGAATAAGGTTGACAAATGCAGAGAAGAAAAAATACATGCCAGAATTATGGGAAAGGGAGCAAGAGATAAAGAAGGAACAAAAAGATTTATTAAGGGACTCTCAGTATTTGAATAACCAACAAGAACTGAAGGACGAGAATAAAAAATTAAGGCAAGAGTCTCTAGATGATTTGTATGACTAGTAAATTACAGTAACTGTTGAAGTTTTTGTATTTTTAAGATAATTTGAGAACACTGAGGTAATTTTTTTAGCCTCAGTATTTCTGTTATTATTGCTTCTTTTTCAGATTTCATCAGATAAGGATTTTATTAAGTCGTTCATCATTATAATAATTTCTCTTGCTTTATCTTTTGCCGTTTCATGGTCACGCTCCATCAAGTCTTCATATAAATCAGTTGTTAAGGTGTGTATTTGATTAGTGACATAGTTTATATGGGTTATGGCACTAAGGTCGTTATGTGATATTGGGTTGGGCATTAGTAAAGTTATTAAATTATTTTCAATATACAAAATTTTTATATTTTACTATTTTTTTCGGTTGTTATGAATATGGTATCACAGCCAAGGTTTATTTTAATGAAAAGCCTTTCTAATTTTGTGATGACATCCTGTGAGTGAACGAAGTTCCCCTCCTTGTATAATTCTTTTTCTGTACCGTTGTCTGAGAATAAAAAATATATATTTTCTCTGTTGAGACTTGGGGCAATTCCCATATCATAATATGCCACTAGGCTATTTAGATATTCTTCTATACAGTCCTCTGTATCCTTTAAGTTTGTTCCGACCTGAAAAGCTATGTCTTTAGGGGTCATACTTAAATTGTCTGTATACATTTTTAGAATTTGTTCTTTCTTATTTTTTTTTCTCGGTAGCTTCATTTTTTATCCTTTATAAATTTCTGTTTTGAATCCATACGATTCCAATTCTTTTAGTCTGTACTTTTGAAGTGCAGATAGTACTCCTTTGGGTGTTTTAACTTCTGAGAATAAAACCTCGCAGCCACGAGGTAGTGCAATCAGATCAGGTATACCGTTCTTATTTGTAAGCTTCAGTTTGATGACATAGTAACCCTCAGCCTCTAACTCTTTAATTCGTTTGTTTTGTATTTGCTGTTCGGTCATTTATGTATCTATTTTTATTAAATATCCCAAGCACACTGTTGTGTGCATTCCTTACAACAATTACATAAAGTTTCGCTATCTTCATTTATTTCTTCTTGGTAAGGGCAAGTATGTGTTCCAATACATTCATTTCCACAACTACATTTATCCCTTAATTCTTTGCTTTTTTCCATTTTACTTATTTTTAAATTATGCATTACAAATTGTTTTCGGTTAAGAGTGCATTCAAATTCTGTTCTACCTTCGTATATTCTTTTTTCTACTGTTGTAATAGGTATTTTATACGTTTCCAAAACGTGTCTTGCAAAATCTCTTGTGGTTCTAAAGTTTTTATTGTCGTAAACGTGTCTTGGTTTGCGTTTTTCTTTTAACTCATTTCTTAATTCATCAATAAGTTTTTGAGTAAATATACTATACCCGTAAGTGTATTTCCCGTATTCTTTTATGTACCAGTCTCCTAAAGTTTCTCTTTGTTTTCTTTGGTATTTATTATGTGTTTCGTGTCTGCATTTTTTACAAGTATTATCAAGTTTATGAAATTCTTTATTGATTTTAACTTTGTCACAACCTTTACAATATTTTTCGCCATCGGTATATTTATAGTTCTTACGTCTTCCTACAACGTAATTATTAATACATTCTTGGCACTTGCTAACGTCATTTGGGAAATTATCTACCACATCAATCTTGCCACACTTAGAGCATTCTTTATGTGTTCTATTATCGTAAAACTCCTTATTTGTTTCATTTGCCTTTTTTAGATTATTCGGAGTGGCTATAATTGTTCTTGCGCTTTTAACCATATCAGTTTGTTTAGATTTTTTACGAGTAACTTTTTTTAAGTTTTCAATTCTGTTATCTAAACATTTTTTATTTATATGCATTACACATTCATTCTTTAGGAAATCTATTTTTGGATAAAATGATTGAAAAATAAACCTACCAGATTGTTTGGTTTTTTTAAATATGGTTACTACAAGACCATCTATTCTACCATTTTTCACCTTACTAATACTTTGTTTTAGTATTTTTTCCTCAACAATTCTCGGAGTCCCCCATCTTGTATTTACTTCACGCTGTAAAGACTTAATTCGTCCTAAAGAAGAAACTTCATAAATACCATCATATTCAAAAGCGTCTATCCATTTTTCATTTGGCAAATCTTCTAACTGAAAATTGTTATGTATCTGTTGTTCTGTCATTTTTACTTAAACTTGTTTTATCCGGTTATTTTCGATGGTTAGTAGTAGTTTTATTTGACATATAAGTAGTTGTATGCAAGTGCTGCATTCGTGCTAATATTCAAGTTTAGGTTTTCAAATACCATAATTAAAAATATTTTTTGCCAACGCACTTTACCTTCCTATCGTCAGTCATTGAGTTTTGATTCAGCCCTTCCTATAAAATCAATTAACTCTTCGTTTCTGTGATTATTCATTATTTCAAATGTATCACCATTTGTATTTATTAAATCAACATAACTTCCTGTTTTTGTATCAATATATACAACTTCCAATGTTATTGTTTTACTTTTCATAATCTTTGAATAAAAATTTATTAAACTCTTTTTCAATATCTACTTCTATTTTTAGCTGGCACGAACCATTACCTAACATAAAGCCTTGCATAAACATAGATTTCATTACCGTTATTTCTTCAATTCGTGATTTTTCTGTTATTTCTATTAGCTTATCAACCTTTGGGTTGTTTTCCAATTCAATATTTGTTTCTCTAATAAATTTATTTAAAGGTGTTTCTTTCATAATTATTTTATTATTTTATTTTTTGTCTTCCTTCATAAGTTTCATCATTACGATTACAAGGTATTTTACCAAAAACAAGAGATTTTAATAAAGATACCATCTCTTCAAAATTAACTTTTACTTTTTCTTTTTCAAAAAACCATCCTAATTCATCAGCTATTTCCTTCACATTGAGAGAATGATTATTTAATAATATGTAATCAAGTGCATTTTGATATGTGTTAAAAAATATATGCCTATCATACAATTTATATATATTAATTGTTACTGTCATACATTCAATTTGAGAAATTAAAAATGGTTTCCATTCAACTCTAAATACTTTATCTCCTTCAAATTTTGAATTTCCTTCGTATGTTGTTATTGAAAATTTATCTGTATTCATAATTCTTTTATTATTTTATTAAATTCTAAATCCGTTAAGTTATTCATTGGCATTGTACCAAATAAATCCTGTACTTTTGCTTTAGGTTTGTTTTTAAAATTATAATAACACTCTAAACACATAGCTATATTTAATTTATTTTTCGGTTTATAAAATAGTTCTGAATTACATTTATAGCATTTCGTTTCTTTGCCCTCGCTCATAAAAAATATTTTTAATTATTACTTTTGTTATTAATTGAAAGTTTTGTGCTTTAAAGTCGCACCAGACATACAACACTGTATATAAAAAAGTGGCTTAGCTTGTCATTGTCTATGAGGTATTTCTACACCATTAGAGTAACTTACATTTAATTAAGTGAGACATCACTTAAACGCCACCATTTCATATACCATACGTTAGGTCGCATTATAAGAAGCAAGTATCGTCCTTGCTAATTTAATTGCGTTCTCTTTAGTTATCTCAAACTCAAATTCTTTTTCGTTTAATCCGTCTGAGATATATGTGTTGTCATCTTCCCAAATTTCTACACATATAAAATCATCTCTATAGTCTGATTTAATTCTCTTCTCAGCGTGTTGTAGATCCATTCTTGTAATCATAACTTATTTAGTTTGTCTCGATTTAAGAAATAACCTCTTCCATGACCAAGGTCTTTGATATTCTCAGGTTTTATTAAATCTTCTTTCTTTGCCCATCCAATTAGGTGGACCACATTATACTGGACTACTGCTAGTACATAAATATCCACATCAGGATTTACTTTCAGTGTAGCAAGTAAGTTTCCATCTCTTTTGTCTGTTGACTTTACATCGTATCTGTTCCCTATATGGGTGACCCCATCGCAGCTACCACTCCTTACACTTAATCCAAAATCAGGGAATACATTTTTATGTTTAGCAAAAGCGTACTCAGCTTTAAAGCCTTGGATATCTCCCTTGACTCCATCGTGCGCACCCATTTTTGCATCCTTAACTCCATTTGCTCTAGCCATTAAAGAGCGTTGTTCCCCTATAAATTTACAAAGATTTAATTCTCCAGCACTTAATTCTATAGTCATTTAAATTTTATTGTTTATTTTTTGTATCTCTTTTTTTATTTCTAGGTCTATCTCCAAGTCTTTAGACTCGTCTCTATTTAATATCCACATATCACCCTCCCACCTTAATAGTCCATGAGTGAAATTATCAGATGTATCCTCTTTAGAAAACTCAAAAGTTTCTTCTAATATTTTCGTAAATCGCTGTACTTTTTCCTTTGTTGACCCACAGAAATAGTTCACACAATCTGAACTTTTAGCATCTTTAACTACATTCCCACAAGTCCAACAGGTTACTGTAAGATACTTTTTATTATCTTCTGCTTTCATAATTTATATAATTTAACTGATAAGTCGTGAGATACGTCAAAACTAATTTTTTTTGACTTCTTTACCATTTTTTTAGATTCTACTAGCATAGCTATTGCTAATTCAAAATGCCACTTATACCTCCTATATCTTCTGTCTTTAGGGTATATTATTTCATCTAACTCATAGGCTTTATATAAGTTTAATTTTCTTTGGTTTGCTACCGTATACTCCTCGCTGTGAATTAATTTAAATAAAGATTTAACGTCTTGTTTGTTTATAGCAACTGTCATTTCACCATAACCAATATACTTTACAAATTGAAAATCATATCCATGAGTTTTATTGAATAGAACCAGCCACTTTTTTAAGTAGGAAATCATTGTTTTTTTTATATTAACATAATCACCTTCTATATCATAATCTTTTAAAATAGACTCTCTAATCCTATTTGAATTATATGTAAATCTAATGTCGTGAAGGAATTGTTTCATAATTTATGTGTTTGGTTAAAATGTCTCAATGTATAGTCTTTCTTTTTTGTTACAGCCTTGTAAATGTCAGCTTCTATTCCTCCTCTGGAAAAAATCCAGTAAACGTCGTTCTTTCGTCTTTCTTTTGTGGTCATTCTATCCCTAGACTGCCAGTAACTGGTAGCACTAAAGTCTATATTATAGTACACTAAAATCTTCGCTTCCTTTAAACTTATTCCCTCTCTTCCACTGACAATCTGAAGGGCAATACTTTTTTTGGTTGTTTTGAATTCCTCTAAATCTGTACATAAGTCATCTCCATAAATCTCTTTCAAAGCGTTCAACTCCTCCTTAAATTTATAGAAAATACCTATTTTTATGTCTAAAAAATTGTCGTGAATAAACTCAGCCTTGCTATAGTCTAACACCATAGAATTGCCTGACTCAAACTTGACTGTTCCTGAATACATTTGGTGTAGCTTCATCATTAACTTCACTGGAGTGTCTGCTAGAATTACGTCATCCTTCCCCTCTACAACTAAATTCTTCTTCAATTTGTCAGCTAACTGGTACGTAATTGGTAACATATCCACTTCAATCACATGCTCAGTGGTCTGTACCTTAAATCCAGCTTCTTTTTGCGTATACGCCAGTGTGTGGGGTTTCATCTCTGAGATAATGATGTCTAACCCCTCTGAATAGTCGTTTATCAAGAAACTATTTATTTTTCGCTGTTTTACGTTCACGTATTTATTTGCAAACTTGTAGAATGTTTTGAATTCATTGAAGGGATGGTTTCTCATTACCGATATCTGGTGAAACATTTGACTATACGATTCAGGAGTTGGAGTTCCTGATAAAAAAATAACATAAGGGTTCTTGTTCTCTAGGATTAAAGACTTCACCTGAGTGGAGCGCTTGTTTCTCTTAGGGAAAGCACCCATTCCATGCGCCTCATCACAGACCACCATGTCCCATCCAATTTTCTCAATTTTATGTAGGGACTCGTAGTTTATAACTGTGATTTTATAGGAAGGGTTTAACATTCTGTAGTCACTCTCTATACTACTGATGGCCTTCTTCTTTGTGATAAACAGTAGATTTTTCACAGGCAATAGCGCACTGACACCAAGACTGGTAAGCGTCTTTCCTGTCCTCACTTCCATTGCCAAGTAAACAAACCTATCCCTTTCTAGGAGTACCTTTGCCTTGTTAATAATTTCTGATTGATAGTCTCTGAACTCCATATTTTAAAACATATCCATACACCAGATTGGTGTTTTTTCGCCTACATAAGCACCACTCACGTTGTAACTAAAATGTTCCATGGCATCCTCCTCTGACATATCCTCCATCAGTATCTCAATACACTTTGAGACTGAGTACACGAGCCTCATGCTGCCCTCATCAATTCCAATGACTGCATCATCAAAACCATCTGCTTTTAATATTTCTTCGTCGTAAAAATTCTCTACTATTTCGTCTAACATAATTTTTGTTTTAAAAGTCCATATCTATTTTAC